TCCATATCCAACACCAACTTCTGATTACCTAATGGAACACCTGTAATCATAAAGTCACCAGAATCATTAGTCTTTACCGTAAACTTATAGTACTTCTCATATATTTCTAATACCTCATTACGAGTTAAAACATCCTCCCTTGAAGGAAACGTACCTGTTGGTGTATGACCACCATATTGTTTTTCATATGGAAGTAGATTGTATCTATAACCATCTTCATTTTTTTCAGAAGGACCTTTGTAGGGATATAATGCAGAGATTACAGGATTTTCTAAGTCCATATCCTCCACAGGAACAAATACAGAAACACGAGCGTTAGGAATACCAAAACCACTATTAGCCACTACTCTACCAACAACAACACCATAGTCAGCACAGAATTGTGCGTAGACATCTTCCTGTCTTAATTTCAAAGATAAGATTTCAAGAAAATCAAAATCTTGTTCAATATTGACTCTGATGTTTTGGTCGGTCCCTAATTTGGTTCTAATTCTATAAGATTTGGACATACTGTAGTTTTAAGATAAATACTTATTTATCCATTTTACAATGATAAACCTATAAGTCTTCCTTGTAAATTATTATTACTTAAAGTCTACAGTCTTCAAGTCTTTGACTCTTACTTTGATATCTCTACTGTCGTACCTGATTTGGTATATCTGATTTGGTTCTGCAAAGATAGTATCATCAATTAATTCAATTCTTTTGGTTGACGAATCAGAATATCTTTGAGATGTTTCTGAAGAAGAATACTGACCACCTACCTTATTAAAGATTGAAACATCAGAGATTGAAATTACTCCAGCAACATCTTGTATTTTTTTTCTAATGTCAGATACGTTTACATTTTCACCCAAATCTCTTGATAATGGAGACATTGATTGACTAACTACATCAATAATTTGTGTGATTACTTGACCTTGGTTCTGACCTGAATCTAAAACAACTGATATGTCGTACTCCAAATCAATAACCTGAGCTACATTTACTGAGATATAGTCATTAATCATTCTGTATTTTGAAAGATAGTTAGCAATATTTTGTTTTAACGTATTAGAAACTGTTTGTGTCAAATTACCACTACTGTCGTATGATAAAATTTCAATATTAATCTTATTATCTTTTTCGGTGATTGACGTTTTAGCAGGTGCACCGTATTTTCCTGGCATTTTTTTAATCAATGAGTTATAGTCATTGACTGTTACCGCTCTGTTTTGTGATGCGTAGTTGAAAGTAACCATATTTCTCACCTCTTCAATTGAAGGTTGGTTAGCACCACCAATAGCCGCAGTTACATTATTGACAAATAAAGAACCCACAACCTGTTGATTAATAGTACTACTCGGACCATTTACCGCGAAATTAATTGTACCCAATTGATTGATAACGTTAACACCAATATTACTACCTTCACCGCCACCAATTCTATATTTAACAAATAAAGTGGTATTTGCGTCAACTGTTTTACCTAAACCGATATTGTTTTGGTAGTCCTCAATTCTTAATGAAACACCGTTTCTTGCAAATTCTGCAAGTTGGTCATCAGGTGTTGTAGTACCCCCACCAAATTGAACTCTCAAGAACCCATTTGGTGTGTATTCTGTGATAAATCTATTATCCGTCTCAATATACTTACCTACTTTAATACCTGGCTTATCTGTCGGCTTTGTGGTGTCTTCAACAAATACTGTAGACTCAGCCAACGCATCCATTTCATACCATCTTACCTGAGCATTTACAAACTCAGAATACGTTGGTGTTGACTGGTAGGATGTACCATCTTTTTGAATGATGTCAACAACTTCTAACACGTTCTTTTCAGGTAAAAAGAATTCAAAGAATGGTTTTACATCATTACTATTGATTGTTTTCTTATAAATTTTTGTTACACCATTAACAACAACCTCTCTTTTAGTGATTGTATAGTTAATAAGAGTGTTATTAGAGTCAAAATTAGGAATTTTTGTACGGTTAGGATACCCTTCATTGTTATACTGTGAAGAGAAGTCAATATCATAAACATTCTCAAAGACTTGTCCCGCACCTAAAACTTGTGAACCCGCTCTTAAAATACCCAAATACCTTGTATCCTCTTGGTCACCGTTTGCAGGTACCGTAATTGAAAAATCAACCAAAGCGACGGAAGGTCTGTTACCAGGAATTTTAAGACCATAAGTTCTGGCAATATTAAATATTGATGAACGTTGTTGGGCGTATTGTAAAACAGTTTCTTGAACACTTCTATCAATATGGTAATTTAAGTTATCACCAATAGCTGCGTTTAGGTCCATCAATACTGAATAAACCGCAGCATCATTGAAGTTGTCTATAAGTTCAGGATAATATTGTTTTGTATAATTTACAAGGTCCTGTCTTAAACCTTCAAAGTCTCTTTCCGTATATGAAATTTTTCTACCCGCCATCTACTATTAAATATTTATAATTATGAAATCTTTGGAATCAAATGTTCCATCAGTTATAGTGTAATCAATTCTTAATTTTGCGGTATATTCTTCAACCCCTCTACCAGGAATACGATAAATTCCACCAACACCCAATTTTTCTTCATTCAACATTCCTTCAGCCTCCAAATCATCTAAGTATGGTGTCAATGTTATTTCATTAATGGTTAAGTTTGGAATATACTTCTCAACAGATAACTTAATATCATCTTTGATTCCCTGAAAGGTTGTACCGTCCATAGGTTCAAAAATAAATTCATAAATTCTCGTTCCAAAATCAGGAAGATAGTACCTACTACCCTTTCTTGTAAGTATCAAATGAAGTAAGTCAGTCCTAACCTCCTCATCAGCCGTCTGTGAAAGAGAAAGATACTTACCTACCCTACTATCCTGAAAGGGGAAATTTATTCCGTATGTTTTACCATTAGCCATTACCTATAAATACTTTAACAATATAAATTATAAAAAAAAGAGGACCGAAGTCCTCTTTTATATTTGTTGTTTGTTAAAAATAACTATTAACCTTCACAAGCAACACACTGTAAGTCATTCAAATTCAATTTCTTTCTTGCAAAAGCCTGAGCTGAATTCATTGAGTGTTGGTAGTATAATGTCTTCACACCCAACTGCCAAGCTTCAATAAGAAGTTTGTTAACATCCCTTGTCGGCATGTCAGGTGAAATCATTAAGTTTAGTGATTGTGATTGGTCAATATAATCTTGACGAACCGCAGCTTGGTTGATAATTGATGATTGGTTAATCTCAGCAAATGTTCTGAAGATATCCTTTTGTTCATCACTTAAGAAATCCAAGTGTTGTACAGAACCGTCGTTTTGTTTGATACTGTTCCATACGTCTTTGGTGTCCTTACCCAACTCAGCCAATACTTTCTTCAAAACAGGGTTTTTGATGGTTACCTTCATCTTAGCAACATCCTTCACATAACAGTTAGACCAAATTGGTTCAATTGATTGTGATACCTGACCTAAGATAAACGCTGAAGATGTTGTTGGTGCAATAGCATTCAACGTAACATTTCTTCTACCATAACCTTTTAGGTATTCTGGTTCACCGAACATCTCAGCCAACTTCTCTGAAGCCGCGTATGATTTATCTTTGATAAGTTTGAATACCTCAACGTTCAATCTTGCGGTGTCTCTTGTATCAAAAGCTAATCCACGTGACTGAAGTAGTGAGTGCCATCCCAATACACCTAAACCTAACGCTCTTTGTCTCTTAGCGAAGTTGTAAGCTTTCTCCAAATAGAAGAACCCTCTCTTACCTTCAATAGTTCCGTTGTCTCTAATGTCCTCAATCTTAGTTAAGAACTCTGTAACAACAGCATCTAAGAACATAGTCATAGTTTCAACTGCGTCGGTATTTTTCCACTCGTCGTAGTGTAGAACATTCATTGATGACAATACACAAACAAATGACTCTTCTTCAGAGTTGTGAAGTGCAATCTCTGAACATAAGTTAGAGTTGTAAATCTTTGCACCTTTGTCTTTGTATACATCAACTGTTTTGTTATTCATCGTATCGTGGAACATGATGTATGGATAACCAATCTCACCTCTTCTTTGGATTACCTTTGCCCAAATCGCTCTCTTTGCCTCATCACCAGCAATCATCTCATTCATAAACTCATCAGTCACTGTAACCGCGTGAGTTAAGTCTTGAATTGGGAAACCTTCCGTACCAATCTCCAAGAACTCCATGATATCAGGGTGTTCAACTGGTAGATATGGTGAGAAACGACCACGACGTGTTGAACCCTGAGAAATGTTATCTACAACACTCTCAAACAAGTTCATGAAGTGTACCGAACCTGGTGCAAGACCGTTGTCAGTAATTTCAGCACCTCTTTCTCTGATGTTACCAAAGTAACCTGAGGTACCACCACCCATCTTACTCATCTCTCCAACCTCTGCTTGTGTATAAAGAATTGACTCAATGTTGTCACCGATGTTAGAACCGAAACAACTTACTGGTAGACCTCTCTTCTTACCGAAGTTTGCCCATACAGGTGATGATAGTGAGTACCATCCTTTACCCATATAGTCATAAAATTTATCTGCAAAACCTTCAATACCTAAAAGGTTCTCAGCGTGGTCTGCGATTGTTCTAATTCTCTCAAGCGGTTCCTCTCCCTCACTAAGATATCCTCTTTGTAGGAAGGTAATTGATTCTTCGTTAATCCATTCAAATGGTTTTCTATCGTTCATTTTTTGTTAATGTTTTTTGTTAAAATAAATCGTTTGATGTAATTGATTTAGATTTCTTACTGTAGTTAATACTTCTTTTGTTGAAGAAATCTGTGTGTTTTGTAGTCAGAATTTCATCATCAAACCACTCAGTCGTTTCC